TTATAGTGATATAATCACCTCCAACCGTTCGGACCCTTTTGAGGAAGAACGGAGTTCAACCAACTGTTAGAAGGAGATCCACTTCAGAAGAAGCTTACCCCTACCCCGAATCGCCTGGCCTCTTGTGAAAGAGGTAGGAGACCCGTGTCTGGTGTTGTTTATGAGTCTACCGAGATAGTTAGGCCTAACTTCAATAGTATCGTACGATAAAGCACGATAATATCGAATACTAGATTTAACTTTCAGGGGACTCATAGGGACAGAGGAATCAGAGTCAACCCAAAGGAAGCCGGATGAGAATCCGACAACCGAAGGATCATACACTGGGACCTCCGACCATCTCCGTCGTATATAGCGGCTAAGGTAAAAGTAGGGGCTACTAATACCGGAAAGCTGCATTAAGACGAAGAGCCGATTGCAGGCATTCACTGCTTCGATGGGGTCATCGACGATATCTGTCTTTTGATAGACAGGAGTAACGTCTACCCCGAAGAAGAAGTGTTTGCCACAACTCTCTCGAAAGTAGCCATCAGAGAAGGATTTTGAAGGATTCGACTTAAAGCCGATAGCCGACAAAACATCTCTTAGATCTTCAATAAACGCTGAGGGGACAATTATGTCGTCTCCAAAAACGTTTACTTGGTGCCAGTACTTTCTAGGTACCACACTTCTGGCGATAGCCAGGAAGATCATACTTTCGAGCTCGAACGTATAACCATTGCCCATGCTGCTGAACATCTCATAGCGTCTCCAAGAACCATCTAAGAAATATGATGGAGCTCGAAACGTGTCGAGGTGAATAGCAAGATCGACAGGGAATAGTTCGAAGATGAGCTCGCGAGCAATCGAGTTCGACGCGTTCTTCAAATCTTCAGTTGCGATCTCACCAGTTAAAGAACCGGCGAGAGCGAGACGTTGATTAAGAGACGAGTCGTTTAGGTCACACCCGACGCGCTTGAGAAGACTACGAAGCTGATTACCGATGGCCTTTTGATAAAAGACCATCTGAGTCGCTTCAATACCGATAGTTCTATCGGTAGTAGCCTTCTTTGGAACAGTTGTTACCCGATTCCCCATCGTGAGACGGGGGACCTGATCGTGGCCGGATTCGAAGAGAGCTTTTCTCCAGAGAGGAGCATGGCACAAATCGAACTTAAGCCAAGACTGAGCCTTCGGGTAAGAACTAAGGTCAAAGACCTTTATATCCGGTGTCGCG